GGTCATCCCGGCGCTGGCCACCCTGGTGCTCGGCCAGATCCCGGTGTTCGTGCCGGCCGCGCCGCAGAACATGGGCTCGATCAACGACAAGAGCCCCAACTTCGGCTTCATCCTCGGCCGTCCGTGCATCGTGTCGCAGCATGCCGCCGCGTTCTCCAGCGCCGGCGACGTGCAACTGCACGACTTCAGCTACTACCGCACCATCACCAAGTCCGAGGGCATCAACACGCAGACCTCGATGCACCTGTACTTCGATGCCGACGCCACCGCCCTGCGCGCGACGTTCCGCATCGACGGGTCGCCCAAGATCGCTTCCGCGATCTCGCCGGCCAAGGGCTCGACCACGCTGTCGCCGTTCGTGTACCTGCAGGCGCGCTAACCCGCCCACCCGCAGCGCCTGCCCCGGTGTAAGCCTGGGCGGGCGGCACTTCCTCACATCCGCAGTCATTCTCGAAGGAGAAAAGCCTCATGTTTACCGCAAACCAGAAAGGCAGCGAGTCGATCGCCGTCCTCGCTACCATCGACCCGGTGTCGCAAGGCGCCGGCACCGTTTCCACCGGCTGGGTCGACCAGTCGGTGTTCTTCGCCCTCATGGCCGTCATCCAGACCGGCGTGCTGGGCGCCTCGGCCACCGTCGACGCCAAGCTGCAGCAGGCGACCGACTCCGGCGGCACCGGCGCGAAGGACATCACCGGCAAGGCCATCACCCAGATCGTCAAGGCCTCGGGTGACAACAAGCAGGCCATCATCAACATGAAAGAAGCCGACCTCGACACCGAGGGCGGCTTCCGCTTCGTGCGCCTGTCCATCACCGTCGGCACCGCCGCGTCGCTGGTCGGCGCGGCACTGGTCGGCATCATCAGCCGCTACCAGCCCGCCAGCACCTACAACCAGGCCGGCGTCGTTCAGCTGGTCGGTTAATCCCTGGCCACAAGCCAGCATCGCACCACTCGCGGGCGCCTACCCGGCGCCCGCCCTCATTCCAGGAGTACGCCGACGTGAAAGTTCTCGGACCCGATTCATTTACCGCCAACGGATCAGGCTCCGGGCGGCAGGCGCCGGACCTCGGCGTCATCCTCACCATCACCGCGGTGCTCACCGGCACCGGCGTGTGCAGCGGCACGCTGCAGGTGGAAGGCAGCAACGACGGCACCAACTGGTTCGCCGTCGGCGCCACCATCGCGCTCTCCGGCACCGCGCCGCAGTCCGGCAGTGCCACCCGCGTGCAGTTCAGCTATGCGCAATATCGCCACACCGCCAGCAACATCACCGGCACCGGCGCCACGCTGACCTGCTCCACCTGCATCAGTTCCTGAAAGGATAGCCATGCAAGTCGCACGTTATCTGGCCACCTGGTACGCCGTCGACGGCGGTGGCAACAGTTTCGCCAAGTATGAAACCGGCCGCTGCTACCCGTTGACCGAAGAAACCGAGCGTCACATCGGCCAGGGCGTCGCTGAACGGTTCGACGCGCCGGAAGACGCCGCCGCCGCAGCCGCTGCTGCCGAGAAAGCCGCCGCCAAGGCCGCCGCCGCCGATGCCGCCGCCGCTGTCGCGCAAGTGGCCGCCAACGCCGCCGCCGACGCCGCCGCCATCATCGACGACCAGGCCGCCGCGCTCAACGCCGAGCAGGTGGCCGCGGCTGCCGCTGTCGACCCCGCTGCGCCCGTCGCCGGTTAACCCACAAGTTAACTCGCCGCCATGCCCCTCCAGCGCCTCCTCGCCCCCACCGCCGAGCCGGTCTCGCTCGTCCAGGCCAAGACCCACCTGCGGGTGGTCGATTCGGCCGAGGACGGGCTGGTCGTCGGGCTCATCGCCGCCGCGCGCCGCATGTGCGAGCAGCGTGCCCAGTGCTCGCTGGTGGCCACCCGCTGGAAGTACGTGCTGGACAGCTTCCCCGGCGTGGGCGTCACCGGGGTGCCGTGGGGCTCGCCCTTCACCCTGCCGCCGCAAGCCATGCAGATTCCCTGGGGCGCGGTGCTGCAGGTGGTGAGCATCACCTACCTGGACATGACCGGCGTGCGCCAGACCATGCCGTCGACCGACTACACGGTCGATTACGCCAGCGAGCCGGTGCGCATCACGCCGCTCTTCGGCAAGATCTGGCCGATCCCGCTGCCGCAGATCGGCGCCGTCGAGGTTACGTTCGACAGCGGCTTCATGGCACCCATCACCGCCGTGGACACCAGCGCCGACACCATCACCGTGCCGCGCTGGAAGACCATGGCCGCGGGTGACACCGTGCGCGTGGTCAAGCGCGATCGCGCCGTGCTCAACGACGGCAACCTGCCCGCCCCGCTGGCCGGGTACACGGATTACTACGTGCAGAGCGTGGTCTCCGCCAACGTCTACAAGCTCGCCAGCACCTCGGGCGGCGCGGCAATCGACCTCACGCAAACCGGCGGCGGCGACCTGTTCGTGGGCGAAATCCCGCAGGACGCCGTCAGCTGGATGCTCATGGCCATGGGCACCTTGTACGAGAACCGCGAATCGGTGTCCGTCGACGCGCGCCTGGTGTCGGTCGAGCTGCCGGACGACTTCATGCGCGGCCTGCTGGACTCGATCCGCATGACGGCGTACTAGGTCACCGCCATGCGCGCCGCCAAGCTTCGCAACTTCATCACCATCGAGCAGGTGACCGAAACCCGCACCAGCACCGGCGCGTTCACCCGTGTGTGGACCACCTTCGCGCAGGTGTGGGCCGAAAAGATGGAGAACAAGGGCGACGAGTTCTTCAGCGCCGACGCGCAGCACAGCAAGACGGTGGTCAATTTCGTCATCCGCAAGATCGCCGGCGTCACCACCAAGATGCGCATCAGCTACCAGGGTCGGGTGTACGACATCAAGGACATCACCGACCACACCGGCCGGCGCCGCGAACTCGAGATCACCTGCGTCGAAGGGGCGAACCTTGGCTAATGCCGTGTCGGTCAAGGTCGAGGGCCTGGCGGAGATCCGCGCGACTTTGCAGCGCCTCGGCAGAAGCACGTTCACGCAGGACGAAGTGCTGCTCGCATTGCGTGCGGGTGGCCAGATCGTCAAACAGGAAGCCGTTCTCAAGGCGCCGATGGGGTCGCATCCGCATCGTGTCTCGCGGCGCAAAAACAAGAAGGGCGAAGACGTCGGGATGGTTCAGCCGGGCAACCTAAAGCGCAACCTGCGCGTGGCCAAGACCAGCGACCCGAGGCACTTTGCGAGCATTCAGGTGGGGTTTTTGGGGCGCGGCCCGGCGTTCTACTGGCGCTTCCTGGAATTCGGCACCATCAAAATGCGGCCACGTCCATTCATGCGGAGCGCATTCGAGCAGAGCAAAGGGACGGCCCTGGCTGCCATGATCGAGCGGCTGCGGAGTCGGCTGGAAAAAGTCGCGCGCAAGCAGGGAGTGTAAATGTCCATCGACAGCGACATCTTCGCCGCCCTGCAAGCGTATGCAGGCCTCACCACCCTGATCGGCAGCGGCAGCAGCACCCGCGCCTGGCCGGACGAAGCGCCGCAGGACGCGGCCTTTCCGCTGGTGGTGATCAGCCACATCGCCGGCATCGAGGAGAACCACCTCGGCGGCAGCACCAACCTGCTCAACTGCCGCTACCAGTTCAGCTGCTGGGGCCGCACCTTCGACAGCGCCGTGGCCGTAGCCGACGCGGTGCGCGCCGCCATGCAGGCCGCCACCGCGTTCCAGTGCGTCATCCTGAACAGCTTCGCCGGCCCGGTGGAGCCGCAGCTCAAGCTGTACCACCGCATCGTCGAATTCTCCACCTGGTCGGCGCTGTAGCCGGCCGCATCGTTTCCTAGGTCGGGTTGGTCTTCGGACCGGTCCGTGGGAGGCAAGCCGCAACGCTTGCCGACCTTTTCGCGCACTTCGCGCTTTCAACCGCTGATGAGGCGGTTTTTTTTCGTCAGGAGCCATCCTCATGTCCAGCACTGCCTACAACGCACAAGGTGCATCGCTCAAGATCGGCGCCACCGCCACCGGCAAGACCATCACCGGCATCAGCAAGGCCAACCCGGCCGTCGTCACCGCCACCGCGCACGGCTTCGCCGATGGCGACGTGGTCAAGGTCACCGCCGTCGTCGGCATGGTGGAGATCAACAACAAGGTCGGCGTGGTCACCGTAGTCGACGCCAACAACTTCAAGCTGAACGGCATCAACTCCACTTCGTACACCACCTGGAGCAGCGGCGGCACCGCCACGCCCACCCAGGTGACGCTCGGCAACTTCAAGGGCTGGTCCGGTTTTGCCGGCCAGCTTTCCGACATCGACGTCACCGATCTCGCTTCGGTCGCCAAGGAATTCCGCGCCGGCCTGGTCGACAACGGAGAGCTGCAGCTCGACGTGCAAACCCTCGACACCGACGAGGGCCAGATGGCGTTGATCGGCAGCCGCGCCGCGTCCGGCCCGGCTTCGGCCTTCGTGCTCACCTTCGCCAACGGCAAGACCCGCACCTTCAACGGCTACTGCAAGCAGTTCAGCGAGAACGGCGCGGTCGATGCGGTGATCATGAGCCAGGCCACCATCCGCATCACCGGCCCGGTCACCCGGGGTTAAGCGTGGGCGTCCTCACCCTGGCCACCATCCTGGCCGCCAACGACCTCAAGCGCGAGACCGTCGCCGTTCCCGAGTGGGGC